CTAACTTGTATTGTGCCTTGCGAGCAGGGTATGTCGCAATGTCGTTATCTATCTCAACAATCTTCTGCTCAATCATCTCAATGACTTTGCCTGTTGGGATTTTTACTGAAATGGCTCTTGCCATAGTGGTTATCTCTTTTCTTGTTAGTAGGGTTTTGTTTCTTACAAGGTCTATTATAGCGGAGACCACCGACATTTTATACTCCGTAGAGTGAGCAGTTATTTTATGCCAGACTTACTCAGGTCTGCCCCATAAATGGGACTTAGTTTAGGACAGTGCCTTTGGTGGAAGTCCAGTGGGACTTTCCGTCAATGTCCAAGCGAAGACGCTGTGAGCCGTTTGGGTTCGTTAGGATTTCCTGAACTACACCGACAAACTTGTTAGTCTTGGTCTCGTAGCGGTCGCCTACCTTGATTTCTGGCATTTGTTTCTCTTTTCTCCCGAAGGGTTGTGTTGCTGTTTTATACCAACTTTTGTTGATACTTCTATTATACAGGAAGAGAACTCATAAGTCAAGCATTTTCTGGAAAAACTTTTGTGTCTTCGTAAATGATTTCTGTCTTGCTCTGTATTGCTCTCTTGCTGTATGTTTCAATTATACAGGAGACCACAGACATTATGGGGATTTGGGGAACGTTTCGTAAGGTTCGTAACACAATCGTTACCAAAAATTTTTGCCCAAAAAATTTGGTGGGTGGTAGTTTTTCGTGTTTCAGCGTAGCCTTGCGACTATCGCCCTCACTACCAACGCCGTGTGAATCTCCACACAGAGAACCAGAGCCGACACATCTGCAGACAATCGCTACTGGCTTGTAAAGGGTGAGCAGTTTTATAACTTGCTCAGGTTAGTCTTAGAGAAAGAAAGGGAACTCTAAGACACATCACGCCAATCGTTTACATCGTGGTCGGTCTCCAAGACTTCGGCATCTTCAAAGTCGGTGTAGAACTCAACACGCTCAACATAGGTGGAACTTGCTACATCATCAGGGTCAGCACCATAAGGCACTTCAATAGTGGCGGTAGCCTGAATGTCGTACTGAATGGTAATCTGCTTAGTTAGTGAAATGCTATCAAAGATGTCTGCGATTTCTTTGGCATACTCTAACTCAATGGTTTCATCATCAAGCAACTCTTTTAGTTTTGCTTCAAGTGAATACTCAGCGGTGCGATACTTATCTCTAAGTTGTAGAATGCGAGCGTCTTTCTCAGCAACAAGAGCATTGGTTCGCTCTACCTGTGCTTCAAGGTCAGCAATCTTTGTTTGTAGTGTTAGCAATACAGGGTGGTTGCTAACGGCTGGTGGAACATACTCTCCAAAAGTGCCTGTGTTGTTTTCGTTTTCTGTCATTTTCTTCTTTCTTGTTTGTGTAGTTCTATTATAAGGGATACCACCGACATTATAGGAAATCTATAATGTCTCCGTCGAATCGGGCAGTCTCTAGTTCTTCCATAAGTTCAAGGGTGTCAATCTCTCCAGCGTGGTACTGGTTGAAGATTTCTTGAATGTAGTTGTCTTCCATTGTGTCTCCTTCTTTGTTGATAGTACTATTATACAGGGGACCACCGACATTGTAGTGCAACGACACGCTAAAATTTTTGGGCAAAAAAGTAGAGGCTATGCCCCTACCTTCTCTCTCTCTGCGTAAGCAATCTCAAACGCTTCCAGATACTCTTCGTTTGTTGGCAACTCTCTAAGCGGAAATACAACGGTCGTGCCATTGTGAATGCTTGTAAAGTATTCGCTCTGGTAGTTTACAGAATAGATACCTTCACACATCAAAGTATCTTCTGCGAAATCACTAGCGTCTGCGAGCAATACTTCTCCAACTGAATAAGCAACTACTCCAAGAATGTCTGCTCCTGTATCACGCACTAGGTTTGGATAGTGAAGACTGAAATACTTTTCGTCTTCTGCTCCAACATAGTTCATCTCTGGATACTTGTTGTAAAGGTCATTGAGTTCACTATCACTAGCAAACTTAGTTCTCTTCATTCCTTTTAGGATAGGGCTAACTAACTTGCCGTAGTAGTCTAGTCTGGTAGTCATTCGTAGCCAGTTCAACATCGCTACGCCCTGCCCCGAAGGGTAGCCGTCCCATTGTCCGTATTGTGCTACTTTTAGTTCGCCTTCTGCGTCAAAGGCAGTAATAAGGTGTCTAGTTCCCATTTATCTCTCTCTTTCTTAGTAGTTCTATTATACTTGATACCACCGACATCTATTCTTCCACTTTTTCTACATAGATAGCGTGATAGTCAAGATTGCTAGTCATGTATTCCCAAAGTTCGTCAGCAAAGAAACGCTTTATCTCTTCTTCGGTTCTAGGCTTAGAGCCATAATCTTCTAGCATCTCTTCTGGGGTAAGACCATACTCACTCTCCCATTCAAGATAACCATTCTCGTCTGGTTCAAAAGTCATTTCGATAAATGCTCTGTATGTCGTCATTCTTCTTCTCCTAGCATTTCAATAATCTCGTCTTCGTCCATACCCTCGTTCCAATGTTCGCAAACTTGGCAAGCGGTATAGGTGTGTGGCTCTTGGTCGTGAGTTTGGTTCTCAACATACCAACGCATAAAGTCTGGTCTCTGCCATTCATTCACTTCATCAAGGAAATCGCTAAAGTGTCCGTCTAGTTCCTGAACATTTATAATCACTACATCACTAGCGTCTCCATAACTGCCATCGCCAGCGAAATACATAAGGTCGTCCTTAATAGTGTTGTTGTATTCAATCATTAGTATCCTGCTTTCTCTAGAATGGATAGTAGTTGGTCTACTTGCTCTGGGGTTAGTTCTTGTATTGCGTCTTCGTTGATTACATTTTCAAACATCGGTTTTCCTTTCTTGATAGTTCTATTATAGACCCAACCACCGACATTATAACTGGGGGATTTTTTAATACCTTCGTAAATGAAACCAGGCAAAAAATTTTGGGCAAAAATCCTCACCCTATTGAGCGAGGAAGATTAGCAAAACGATAACGCCTATTGCTATAGCGGCGAACAAACAACTTTCCATAGTAGCCTCTCATTTCTTTGTCGCAGAGAATAGAATGTCATTGCGAGCAAAGATACATTGAGAGCAAACAACACAAGCCGAACCCTTTTCACTAATCATTGGTATCTTCTTGTTGTTTTCAGGGCAGGGTACGGCAGACTTTTCTTGTTGCTCATTGAAATCTTTTTTACCAGTAGCAAAATCTTTAGATAGATACGCTAACTTGACACCATACTGCTTCTTTAGTTGCCACGCTAATTCTTTGTTAGCACTATCGGCAGAGAAATAAAATCCTAGATTAGGAATGTCAATCAGAATTGGTACAGCAAAATCACTTCTAGTGTAAGCCCAGAATTGTACATCAGGATGTTTTAGGATTACTGCTCGCCACGCAACAGTGTATTCTTCATCAAAGAAATCGCCGTCCCAGTGAATGCGGAATAACTTTTCTGCTCCACGCTTTTCGCAATCAGCAACAAAATCATTTATCATCTCGTCTAGCAAATCTATCTTACCAAATAGACCTACGCTAGTTAGTTGTTCATAGTTAGAGGTAATCACTTCACGAATACCCTTGAATACTTTTTCTAATCTGCCAGCATAACAAATAGTTTCGCATACACTTGTTGCTCCAGGGCAACTAAACGCTTTTCCAGAGGGTAGCCCGAATGCGTTAGCGATGTTAGCCTGAGTGCCAGACTTGTTTACAGAGTTAGTTACTTTTCTATCTTTTGAGCGTACTAGGGGCATTAGTCTTCTTTCTTTATACCTCTATTATACAGGCGACCACTGACATTATGGTGAGCGGTATTTTTTTGCCCAAAAAATCTGCTGGCATTTCTGCCAGACAGACTATCTTGTTACTCTTCGTCTTCGTGAGTGAAGTAAGCGTTTGAACATTCAATACACATACCTAACTCTTCTGCGTGTATGTCTTTCACAACTGGGTCTCCACACTTGTCGCAACCCTTGTAAATCTCAAAGGTAAATAAGCCAGTGCCAACTGGTTCATCGTGAGACCAACGGCGAGCGGTAAGTGTTGCGTCTTCCAAATACCATTCAATCTTGAAATCGCCATTGAGAGATAACGCTCCGTGAAGTTCAAGTATGTCGGTGTCCTTGTGTCCGCTTCTGCCTTGCCAACCAACACTACTAGCGTTGATACGGATAATGTCGTCTTCATCTACATTGTTTAGTAGTTGCCATTCGCCTAGTAGTGCGAACACATCTTCTTTCTGCCATTCGTAGCAGTCGCCAGAGCAGTATTCGGTTAGGTAGTCGGTATCACCTTCACCGCATAGGCAGTCGGTAGTTACAGAAACGGTTTGCTTGTTGATAGTAGTCATTCTTTTCTTTCTTTTAGGGTAGTTACATTATAGCGTGAGCCACTGACATCTATTCAGCGGTAAGTGAAGTGAGCGAAACATCTAGCGGTCCAGCCTCGGTATAGATAACATACCAGTCACCGTCACCGAACATAGACTCTCGCAAGACTTTCATCTCTATTAGTTTTTCTATTGATACATTCATTTTTGCTCCTTAGTCTTCGTCTTCTTCAAAAGTTTCGTTACATCCACAAGGGCAGGGTCCCCAAATACCATCGCTGATATCAATCATTACATACTCTCCTTAGTTTCAAATTGGTATAGGTCTTCATCGTGAGTAGGGCATACAGCGTAATAGCCTTGAGATACATCTTCATAGACTACTGGCGTTTCACAGCGACTACATACTTTCACTAATAGCCTTACGCTTGTTTGAGTGGCGTGAGCCTTTACGCTCGGTAGGGGTAATGACTAAGTGCTTGTTCAGCATTAGTGAGCGAAACAACTCGGCAGAGTGTGCGTTGCGTGTCGCCTGAGCAACTTTATTTAGTGGTGGCTTTCTTTTCTTCATAGTCTTATTATACACCTACCCACCGACATTGAATCTGGGAAAATCTGGGGGAAATCTTAAATGTATCGTAAATCAATCCTGGTTGAAAATTTTGGGCAAAAATTCTACCCCCTAAAAAGGAGGCAGAACCAATCTTGCGATTTCTTGTTTTTGTTTTTCAATAAGTTTCAACGCTCTATCTAGCATTACTGCCAGATAAAGAGAATAAGCACCGCTAAGAAGAATAAGAGAAAGAGCGACATAGAAAAAAGTATCTCCCTTAGTCATTCTCTACTTCTTCCCAGCAAGCGTTATCAAAACGCTCTGCCTGAAAACGCTCGTTATCATTTTCAAACATCTCAGCAAAGTCAGCGACAAGATTGCCGAAGATGTCTTCGCCTTCTGCTCCTAGTGAGATGATTGCTTCTCGGCTATCGGCAAGAATGCGAGCAGTTTCAACATAGTCTTTTCGGGTCATCATCTTAGGCGTTGTCCTTGTCTTCTGCGTTGATTAGTAGTTTGATTAGTTCCATTCGCTCTGTGTCTGTAAGTTCCAGACCCATTTCTACTGTGTGGCTTGTGCCATACCCAGCGTGGTTGCGAATAGCGATTGTTAGATTGAATAACTTTTGACTTCCAAAAGTGAAGCCACCAAAAGTGTATCTTTTTAGTTCGTTGTTTTCCATTTCGTTTTTCCTTTTCTGTTGTGTTTCCATTATAGCGTGAGCCACCGACATTATAGTTCGTCAGCCCACTCGTCTAGGTCTTCGCCTAGATAGATTAGTGTTTCTTTGTTTAGTGGCATTATCCCTTTGTATTCTTTACAAGGGTAGCAAGCATAAGCGTCAGCAGAATAAACTGCCATACAAAATACGCAAATAGTTTTCATTCGTTTTCCTTTCTTGATACTCTTATTATACAGCCTACCACCGACATTGAACGGTAGCGACACGCCAGATTTTTTGCCCAAAAAAACTAGGGGTTGCCTAGTCTTCAAAGTAGTCTTCTGGGACATTGAACTTAGCGAGAACCAATCGCTTATAGCCTTCCCAATCTACTACTTGTAGCACAGACAGAAGGTTGCCGATACGCTCTAAGCGTGGGTCTGTGCCTTCATCAGTGCTGCTGCCCTTCACACCTTCGGCTTCACACTCAGCCATTAGTGCGTATAGTTCGGTTTCAATCTCAGTCATTTGTTCTCCTCTGTTCGTAGTTCTATTATAACCCCAACCACCGACATTTATTATTGGGGAAACTGGGAAAAATATTCTTAACTCGTAAATCTTTTTTTGCCCAAAAAAGTTATACACAAGGGCTGTGGATAACCCTGTGGATAACTACTTGGTAGTTGAGTAAAGAATAGTGAAGCCGTGACCTCTAACCGATTCTTCGGCGGTATCAACGGTGAAATAATCGCCGTCATACGATAGTGGAATAATCTCACCCTTAGAGTAGCAGTAAACGGTTATGATTTTTTTAGTCATTACTTACCTATCTTTCTTAGTTTCTTACAATTCTCGGAGTGTTTGAAATAGTCACGCATAAGCCACGCCTGAGCGTGACCGCAATAGTTACACTTGAAATAACTTTTCATTAGGTTAGGCTACCCTTACCTTAGCGTCTGGGTGTTCTCTTAGGAATGAAGAGATGTCGTAGATGTGAATAGCAGAAACAACCTTAGAGCCGTTTAGTGTGTATTCGAATAGTGTGTATCTTGACTTTGGCATTAGTAGCCCTTTCTTAGTTTGAAGGATTTATTTGCTTAGGCTCATTCGAACATTTGTTCGACTTATTTGCTAAGGCTCATTCCTATTTATTTATTTTGTTATGTTCCTAGTATAAGGGTGACCACCGACATTTTAGGGAGGTTAGGGGGTGTTTTGAGCCATTGTTACCAAACTGTTACATTTGAATTTTTGGGCAAAAATTTTGGGGTATCCCTTGCGAGATACCACCAGACTAAACGCTAGGGCAGTAGTCAATACTCCTAGATTTAGTTGATAGCCCATTCTGTTCCAGAATGAGAGTGTGTTCCCATTTTCCAACTAGGCTTGAATTGGTTACTCGTTCATTACAAACCGAGCAGTTACCAAACCATAGGCGGTTATCTTTTCGGTATCCGTCAGCAGGGTTTAGAACACTAAATCCGTTGCCGATACCCTTTTCTCTAATTTCCCAAAAATCACTCATTTGGTTTCCTTTCTGTTTTCTAAAATCTTTTCCATTTGCTCTTTGGTTAGGTGAGCGGTTGCGATACCCCAAAGGATAGCGTAGGTTAGGTCTAGGCGATTAGGGTTTTGCTCTTTTACAATCGCTTCAATCTCGTTTTGGATTTCGCTGAAAGTCTTTTCCATTTTATTTTCCATTTCTTTTGATAGGTTCAGTTTAGCAGTAGGGGCAGACATTTATTTGAAACGCTTGTCTATACGCTTGTCTGTCCAGTAAACAATTATCCAAATTGCACGAACAATGCCAACCTGAGAGATTAGAGTTTTTAGTCTTTTCATTAGTTATTCCTTTACTTTACACATCGGTTACATAGAAACTTGTTGCCAGCGATTTTCATTATCTTCAAAAAGTCAGCAGGGCGAGAGCAGATAACGCAAGGGTTTTGACGGCTCTCAGCAGGGGTTAGTTTGATTTTCATTTATTTCTCATTTCTTTTGTTCTTACTCTAAGTATAAGGGCAACCACCGACATTTATTATCTCAAACACGCCTTTTCAGCCTATTGTTACGAATTGTTACGAAAAATTTGCCCAAAAAATGAGGAGATTTCTCTCCCCATCCGTTCTACCAGTTGTTAGGGTCGTGAGGGTCGTGAGAGTTTGAGTAGAGGTCAGCAATGGAGTCGCAACCACAGCAAGGGCGGTCTTCGCAATCACACATAGGGATAGCCTTTCATAGGGGATAGATAAGATAAGTATACCAAGACCCACAGACATTTACAAGCCTGGTCGGTAACAGATTAGTAACGAAAAATTTGGGCAAAAAATTTGAGGGTATTGCTACCCACATTTTTATTTACGAGCGTTAGCAATCATCTCGCCAGCAATTCTGTATGCTTCCGCATCAAAATCAGTTCCAGCAATTCTGTAATTTACTAATTCAGTAATTCCGTCAAAACACTTTTCTTTTAAATCAAATCTAAAATACTTAGCGTTCCCCTTGTATGTCATTCCACACTTAGGGCATTCAGCAATATATTTTTCCATATTATTTCTCATTTCTTTTTTAGTTATTTATTTAGTTTTCGTTTTCAAGTCTACGCTTGATTATGTTGATTGCGTATTGAAGACCAACGCAAACATCACATTCTTTTACATCTTCATTACAAGTGTGAATAGAGTTTTGGATTTCTTGAATTATCTTCCAGCGTTCAACTTCTCTGGTTAGCATTTCAATTCGTTCGTTCATTTATTTTCCATTTCTTTTTATTGTTGCGATTAGTTTTTTATTTGCTAATAAGTTTATTTGCGATTTCTCGGCTCACCTTATTAGGCTCACAAACTAATCAAGTTTATTTATTTGTAGTTTTTCATTCTTAGCAATTTTGCTAATTCTTCAAACTCAAAGTTAGACATAAAGTCTCCAAATTGAGCAATCCACATCAACTCACGATAACGAGCGTTTTGTTCGTGTGTTAGTGCTGACTTTACTTTTGCCATTTTATTTCTCATTTCTTTTAGGTATTTATAGATTAGCAGTTGCCACCGACATTTAGGGGACATTTAGGGGTATGTCGCCTAAGCGTTACCAAATTGTTACTTTTTCTTTTCTGCTTCCAACTTGGCGTTATTAGCACGGACGATTTGAGCCATTAGGGCTTTTAGTTGTTTTTCATTCATACCTATATGGTAGCACGACCCACTGACATTTAAGGGATATATAGGGGTGTTTTGCGTTAGTGTTATCAAACTGTTATCAAAAATTTGCCCAAAAAAAATGGGGGGTAGTTACCTACCCACCCAGGGCTAACGCTTGTCTAGGTAGTCAATCAAGAATGCGAATGCCATAACCATTAGAGCAACGCTAACAATCATACCCAAGACAACAACGCTGTATAGGGCAGGGGCAAAGAATACGAAGAATAGCGAGATGAAGCAGATAGGGGCAATGTAGATTAGTAGGAAGTTACGGATTTCTTTTGACATTAGTTATCTTTCTTTTAGGGGGTTACTGCGTGGGCTAGGTGAGTAACGCTCTCACACTTATTCAATCTAGTAGGTGCTTATCTGTTTCCAGTGTAGCGTCCCTAACGCTGTTGATACTCTCTTTGAGTTACTAGCCCTTATTTAGTTATTTATTCTTTGTTTCTTTATGTTATTAGTATACAGGGGGCTACCGACATTTATTACCATATTAGGTAACGGATTGATAACGAATTTTTCTGGGCAAAAATTGGGGGCATATACCAATTAAGGTATATACCCACCATGTTACTGATTGATAAACAACCATACGCCTATGCCTATGATGATAAGGGCTACTATCTCCACTAGACACCTGCCTTTACACAAGGACACTTAGCATAGGTGATACGATTACCTTCTAGCGATACATAGCCGATAGTAGAGCATTGCCTACACGCATACGCCTTGATGATAGGCATAGCCTTAGCCTTGACGATACGGATAGCGGTGCGGATTAGAATGTCTTTCATAGTTATCTTTCTTTTAGTGGGGGTATTACTCTATTATAGCGGTAGCCTACGACACTATGAAGCAGAGCCAAACCATACTAGGTCACCATTGTCGTCAGTGATACGAACAGATACAGGGGTAGCCTGTGGCTCATTGACCATAGCGGTATAGAATGCGATGATGCTATCCTTGTGTGATGGCTCATAGACAGGGTTTAGTGTGTTGCCGTTAGCCCATACGATTGATACGTTCATTAGTGTTATCTTTCTTTTAGTAGTTATCTCATTAGGAGAGAGACTTATTTGCTAGGCTCACCCTTTCGGGATTATTTGCTAGGCTCTTTCTCTCTCCTGCTGATACTCTAAGTATACAGGCTACCACCGACATTTATTATCTAATTAGTCATTATCTATCGTGTTGTTACACAACTGTTACAATCGATTTTTTGCCCAAATCGGGTATGCGTATGGTGTACATTTTCAAACATATCGACTATGCGTATAGGGGTGTGTGCTCACTATATCGGGTATGCGTATAGTATCATTTCCTGTATCATACATCTTTAAAAAATATTCAGATTTTGGTAATTATGAAAATAAAAATTTTTTCAGATTTGCCTGGTATGCTAAATATTAAGTAACAATTTGATAACGAATTGGTAATACCACATAAACATGGGAATAAATATGACAGCAGCAGTTAGATAAAGTGCTTTTTTCATTTATGGGAAGTTCATTTCGGGGGTACGTTTAACTAAATCATGTTTGACTAGCCACACATTGACTAATTTGTATGATACATGACAGTATTTGCTAATATCTTTCGCAGACATGCCTTCTTTGAGACAATCTTGCAAGAATTCTTTTGATTCGTAGTATTTGATGAATGGAAGTGCATCCAGAATAGCCATTTTCTCTCCTATGGTAGGTTATAAGTATAGCATAAAAAATTTCGGGTACACAAGTGCGAAGCACTCTTGATTTGGTCTCAATTAACACCTATAGGAACACCTCTACATGTCAATGTTTATAAGGAAGTGTAAATTAGACCGTATGTGAGTTCGTCGGATAGGAGGAAAATCGATTCTAGGGGCATTCTGGGGCTATTTGGGCTATGTTTATTATGTTCATCCCTATCGCATTTTTGTAAATGCATATTGGATGGAGGTACTCTATTCCGCCGCTTTTAAAACCGAACTTTTGCCTTCTCAAAAACGAACTTTACCGTCGAACTTTAAATCAGAATATAAATAGTCATGTATAATTGGGAGTATGACTTTAATAGAATCTATCCTGGCTTTAACTGTTAGTTTAATCACAGTTATCACGTCAACAGCACTAGGAGTTAGATGGTTAACCAAACACTACTTTGATGAAATCAAACATGAGATGAAACCTAATGGTGGTCAATCAATGAAGGACCAGGTTAATAGAATTGAAACAGATATTTTAGATTTAAAGAATCAGAACCTAAAAGGTGAAGACTACCACGAGAAACTAGATAATAAAATCGACGAACTTACAAGATTGTTTGTTGAATATGTTTCTCGCCAAAAGTAAATCCGATTATTATATATAATATAGTATATATATCTTATATATTAATATATATTATAGCCCTAAATCCTTATATTTAGAGGGTATCACACATTCTGTGTTTTGTCAAATTAGTTGGTAACGAAAACGTAACGATTATTCTATGATACAATTTAAGAGAGCCAGTGCTTGATAACTCTCTCTCTCTCATACCCACTTTCAGGCACTGGTTCTTTATTTATGGTGTATAATAATCTTATGACTAATTGTGCTATTCCCGATAACTTTGGTGCTGACCCAGCGTCAGTACAATGGAAAGTTGTTCGTGGTGATACCGCCCGAATCCGTATTGAATTTTATGAAACCGATGGGGAAACACTCTATAATATCACAGGTTGGACGTTTGTATCAAGTGCCTATGACCTGAAGAATGGTGGCTTTGATGCACTGACAGTTACTGCTGGAACTGGCTATGTTGATATCACTGCCCCTGCTAGTCTAACCAAAACATGGGGAACAGGTCAATCATCTGTAGTCACGGAACTATCATTTGACCTTCAAGTAACCATCAACTCAGAAATCTGGACACCAGTTATCGGTAAGATTACCGTACTTGCTGATGTGAGCATTAACGCCTAATGCCTACCTACTACTCGCCAGCAATCTTAGGGCAAGTTGTTCCTAACAATACTACCGACGTTATTATTAAAATTATTAACCAGGAAAATAACGCTGCCCTTAAACTTGTTCCAATGCCTGGAAATAAAGGCGACACAGGAAATACAGGTCCTACTGGACCAACTGGACCTACAGGACCACAAGGTATCCAAGGTCCTCCAGGAGCATTGGGGAACCTTACTGTTGGCGAAGGTCTTGCCTACGACGAAGAAACAAACACTTTGATTATTGAAAAAATGGATGGCGGTGTAATCTAATGGCTAATATTGTTAAGATTGTTCCTAAAACTATTACCCCTGCAATTGTGAAGATTGCTGGACTTGTTGGACCTACAGGTGCAACAGGTGCAACAGGACCTGCTGGACCAGCACTCAATCCAGTAGCAGTTAGATGGTCGCCAACATTTCAAGCAACAGGACTAACGTTTACTGGCTCTGGAGCAACCTATCCAACATACAACTCATACTACATTAAGGTTGGTCAAGTTGTTACATTTAATATTAAAATTGAAATGACTACAGTTACTAACTTTGGCACTGGTCAGTTTAAGGTAGACTTGCCTTTTCCAGCACTACCGTCAGCGTCTAATCACTTTTCTATGTGGGGTTGGGTAAATCCTGCTCTACCACCAGACGAACTTAATGGGCACATTCAAATGGTTGCTGACCATCTTCCAGGTTCTCAGACTCTAGACATGCACTGGCTAAAAGAAACAACAGCCAGCCCAAAGCCACTTATTGAGAGTATTCTTTCTCAGGGTACACCTACTACCTTTACAACAACAAGCATATTTTACGTCAACGGAACTTACATCGCAGCCAGTTAGTGCTATACTAGATATCTAACAAAGGATTTAGGTATGAAAATCGCTGTTTATACAATTGCTCTTAACGAAGAAAAGCATGTAGAACGCTGGTACAACTCTGTAAAGGATGCAGACTATTTATTGATTGCGGATACTGGTTCAACTGACCGTACCGTGGAAATTGCAAAGTCACTAGGCATTAACGTTTACAACATCTCAATCAAACCATGGAGATTTGACGTAGCCAGAAACACAGCCCTGGCGTTGCTACCAGACGACATTGATATGTGCGTATCCCTTGACATGGACGAAACTATTTCCGAAGGCTGGAGAGAAATCCTAGAAAAGACTACAGGAAATCAAATTACCTACGTCTTCGATAACTTCCATAAGCAACACAGCATGATTAACAACAAGATTCATTCTCGTCACGGATATGTTTGGAAGTTCCTAATGCACGAAGGTATTGTTCAAGATAGAACAGAGCCAGAGATTGAGTTTGCCTATGGTCTTGAAGTTTACCATCTTCCAGATACCGAAAAACCTCGTAGCCAATATCTAGACTTAATCAAAGCGGCATTGGACGAGAACCCAAATATTACACGCTATTACAAATACTATACAGACGCTTTAGTATCACTTGAACGCTACGAAGAGGCAGAGACTTGGTATCTTGAAATGATGAAGGTCCCAGGATTTAACGATACCGATACCGCTCATGTTTACAAGTTGATGGCAGATATCATTCCAGAAAAGCGAGAGCAATACTTGCTGAAGTGTCTTGCCTTTGCCACAGAACGACGAGAGCCATACTACTATCTTGCAAAGTATTACGCAGAGCAGGAAGACTGGAAACTTGCCAAGAGTTATATTGACCAAGGACTTCAGATTACCTTTAGAGCACTGGATGTGTTTAATAACAAGGATGTTTGGAATGGGGCATTGGAAAGATTGCAAGCCCACATCGACGAATGCTATAATGTAAATGAACAAAGGATTAAAGAATGAAAATTGCGGTATACACAATTGCCCTAAACGAAGAAGCAAACGTTCAGCAATGGTACGACTCTGCTAAGGATGCAGACTACCTGCTGATTGCTGACACAGGCTCTACAGATAAGACTGTTAGACTTGCTAAGAAACTTGGTATTAATGTTATTAAGATTTCTATCAAGCCTTGGAGATTTGATGATGCTCGTAATGCTGCATTGGCTTCACTACCCGACGACATTGATTTGTGTATCTCGCTTGACATGGATGAAGTGCTTGCTCCAGGTTGGAGAAAAGCGTTGGAAGAACTTGATGAAGATGTAACTCAGGTTAACTACAAATATACTTGGTCGTGGAGAGACCCCACTTCTAGAACTCAGCCACAAGTTGTTTATATTGCTAACAAGGTTCATGCTCGTCATGGATACCGTTGGAAATATCTAGTTCACGAAGTTCCTTTTCCAGACAGAAACGATTCTCACAAATTTGGGTATGCCGAAGACTTTGAAATCCATCACTACTCAGATGCCGAAAGAAGTTCTCAGAGATACAACGAGATGGTCTATCAGACTTGGGAAGAAAACAAGGACGACAAGAGATACTGGGTATATAAGTTTGAATGCCTAATCTCTGAAGATGTCCAAAAGACACGAGACACCGTTTTTGAATACCTAAAGAAGTTTAAAGATGATTTGAGCAACGAAGAAAAGTCCAGGGCATATCACATGATATTCCTGACCGACAATGTTAAGTATTACAGAATGCTCAAGAAGGCAAATAAACTAGCACCAAGCCTCAGAGACTACTGGGTTGATATGGCTATTATTGAGTTTGGTCGTGGTCATTTGAGACGTGCTAGGCGGTATGCAAAAAAGGCAATGTCAATAACCACTAGAAAACTAGACACCACCTACAAAGAATATGTCTGGGGATACCTGATGAAGAATATGCTTTATGTCTGTAATTATAACCTAAAGTTTAAAAACAGAAAGACCAAGATTGCTTTCAACACAGGAACAATTACCAGTTCTAGTTTTGACTTATTTAAAGAGACAGACGTGGTATAATTAACCCATGTCTACCGCACTTTCATTTCCAACAATTACTGGTGTAACTGGTGCTCCTAATATGCCAGACCTTTCCGAGGCTGCAAATATTCAAACAGCCCTAAAGTATCTATATTTTGGTAGCACAGGTGCAGCAGCCCCAGCCGACGGTATCTATGGTGCTTTGCATAGACTATATGTTGGAAACCCAACACTTGCTGGTAACGTAACAATTACTGGAGACCTAACAGTAAATGGAGACACTACAACTATTAACGTTTCCAACCTTCTGGTAGAAGATAAAGAAATTGTTATAGGAAACGTAGCATCGCCAACAAACACTACCGCTAACGGTGGTGGAATTAGACTTGAAGCAGGTGCAGGTGTTGATAAAACCATCACTTGGGATTCTACAAACTCTAACTGGACAACATCAGAACACTGGAACTTGGCTTCTGGAAAAACCCTTAAACTTAACAACGTAACAATTCTTGACACAAATGCTCCAAAGTCAATGGCGACTTTGATGGGGTATACTTCTACAGCAACAGCAGCAGGAACAACAACCCTTACAAACACAAGTTCTTATTATCAACAGTTTACAGGCTCAACAACTCAAACAGTAGTTTTGCCAGTGACTAGCACATTGATTACAGGCTGGACATTCCACATTGTAAATAACAGCACAGGAAACTTGACGGTAAACTCTTCTGGAGGTAACTTAGTTATTACAGTTATTCCTGGAACTACTGCTATGGTTACTTGTATTGGAACTGCTCTAACTACCGCCGCTGACTGGGAATCTGGTCTTACTGATTTTGCTACATACACAGGAACTGGTTCAGTTGTTTTGGGAACATCTCCAACAATCACCACCCCAACAATTACATCTATTGTAAACTCAGGAACACTTACTGTTCCAACTGGAGGTGGCACAATTGCCACTACCGCAGGTGTAACTAACTCAATTATTCAATCTTTAGAACCAATTTTCTTTGGAGATGGTTCCGATGGAGATGTAACAATAACAACACCCACATCACTTACTCGTGACATGCTTTATAACAACTTGACAATCTCTGGTGCTACTGGAGTTCTTGCAACTAATGGTTATCGTGTTTTTGTGGCTGGTACTTTGGATGTTACAGGAGCAGTAGCAAATGCTATTTCTCACAATAATTCAACTGGTGTTGCTTCTCCAGGCTTAGGTTCTTCAACTTCAACAGCAGGTTTAGCAGGTGGCACAGACACTACTGCAGGACCATTGGGAGGAACTTCTGGAACAGCAGGTGGCAACGGAGGAGCATCGTCAGGTTCTGGTGGAGCAAATGGAACCTCGTATGCAAACACAACGTCAGTATTTCCAAATGGATTTTACGCAGCACCAAGTGGTAATAATGGAAGTGCTGCTACTGGAACCGCACCATTGGGTGCAGGTGGCACTGGTGGCGGAAGCACTAACCCAACACTAACTTTTCCTGGTCGCCGTGCATGGGTAGACTGGACACCACTGGCTGCAGGTAAACTACTTTCTGCTGCACCTGGTCTCGGCGGCGGTGGTGGCGGTGGTCATTCATCTGGCGGCGGCGGCGGAGGCGGCGGCGGTGGAGCAGGATGTTATGGACTTGCTATTTATGCAAACACAATTAATAGGAGTTCTGGAACCGCAGCAGGATTTATCAACATGGTTGGTGGTGCTGGTGGTGCTGGTGGCTCAGTTCCAGCAGGAACTGGTGGCAAGGGAGGCGGAGGCACTGGTGGACAGGGAGGTTTTGTTTACATTGTTTACGGAACCTTGACTGGAACATCTAAGGCAGGAGCAATAAAGTCAACAGGTGGTCAGGGAGGAAACCATGGTAGCGGAGGAACTCAGGGTGCAACTGGAGGACACTCTGGTGCTGTAATCCTAGTTAATCTAGGTGCTGGAACAATTTCCTATACTGCTCCTGTAGCAGGTTCTAACGGTGGTGTTCCTACTGGTGGTGCTGGCGGAGTTGCATCAGTCACTCTATAAAAATACCCCCAGATTTCTCTGAGGGTATCTCTATTAATTCGTTTCTACTATCCTAACAAACTTTATCTTGTCACCTTTAAAGTTTTTAAGCGATTGAACTACTGTTGTTCCATGCCAACTATTTCCATCGACAATCATTCCATTGCCTAGGTAAATTCCAGAATGGTAATACCAGTAATCGCTACCGTTACTAAAGGTCACAATGTCTCCAGGCTTTGCATTTTTATAACTAACCTTTTGACCAGAGTGTGCTTGTGCGGTTGCAGAATGTTTTAGTTCTATGTTGAATTGTTTATAGGTCCATAATACTAGACCAGAGCAGTCCCATCCATATCTAGGATTTGACCCAGCAAACACATATGGGGTCTTGTGTTTTCTACTCTTTAAATACTTCAAGACTTTATCCATCTTTGTAGTATTTCTTTCTACCTTTTCAAGGCGTTGTCGTTCTTTCTGTGCAAGCATCATTTTATCAATTACGCTCACTACGGATTGTTTATGAACGACAGTTTTTGTTTCTATATTTAGTTGTTCTGCATCAGCGATATCGCCAGTACAGTTTGTAAGCGATAGAATTACTGCTAATCCTATACCTACTGCAGCAAATTTTTTATTCATTTTGCTACCTCCTTATTTTTTATGTTGTTACTCTACCGCCCATGTAGCACGGTATTCTGGCAGACAGTATTCTTTATGAAGTAGAGTCTTGTAAAGCAAAACTTCCTTTTGAGGGGAAGCATCCTTCCATTATAGCACCATTATGTGCTATAATCTAGTAGTATCATAAAATTGATATCAAAATATTTTGAAAGGAACCACATGTCTAACAATTTTAGTGCTTATCTAACAGACGAGCAGAAGCAGAACATTATCGCACAGCGTATTCAGCAGTTTGCTGTTGAGGGATACCAAATCTCTATCAACCGCAAGGTAGCAGAAGCAACTGGCGACGAAGCAGTAATTGCAGAGATTGACAAGAATATCGAAACTCTCACAAGCGTAATTGCAGCATACCAGGCTGAACTAGATGCTCTGCCAAAGACTGAGGTAACAGAATAACATGCCAACCATGCAGCAGAAGAGAGGATTGGCAAGTCGCTGGACTTCGACTAATCCCATTCTGCTTGCTGGAGAGATTGGAGTAGAAACCGACACCAACAAAATGAAAGTTGGTGATGGAGTCACTCAATGGAACAGTCTAGGCTACACGAAAGTGGACCCACAAAGCATTTCCTATACTCACACACAGAATGCACTTCTTTCTGTATGGGATATTACACATAACCTGTCTTTTAAGCCAAATGTCGTAATAACAGATTATAATGGTAATATCCTAGAAGGCGATATTACTTATGTTGGTAACAGTGGAGTCACTGTAACACTTTCGGAACCGCATATAGGATATGCGTACTTGTCTTAGAAGGAGAATAAGAAATGTCTAGAAAATTTTTAACCAACATAGATTTAAATACTAATCTACTGTTGAATGCAACGCTTAATAACGTAACGCTGAACACACACTCAGCAGGAACAGCCGCAGGTGCTTTGGCATACTCAAGCGGAAGAATCGCAATTGGAAATGGGTCTGCAGCAGTAAGCACAGCCCTTAGTACAGACACTATTACTGTTGGTAGCACTGCTATCACAATTGGCGGTAGTGCAACAACTATTGCAGGTCTATCATCTGTAACCTCAACAACTTTTGTAGGTGCTCTTACAGGCAACGCATCCACCGCAACTTCAGCGGCAACCCTTACAACTGCTAGAACAATTAACGGAACCTCCTTCGATGGCTCTGCCAATATTACCGTTACCGCAGCAGCAGGAACTCTTACTGGCAACACACTTGCCTCTGGCGTTACAGCATCATCTCTGACAAGCGTAGGAACTCTAACTAGCCTTACAACATCTGGCAACGTAACCATTGGCGGAGACCTAACTGTTAATGGTACAACCACGACTATCAACTCAACTACCATTACTGTTGACGACAAGAATCTAGAACTTGGTGCTATTGCATCTCCAACAGACACTAGTGCCGATGGAGCAGGTATTACAGTAAAGGGTGCTACAGATAAGACTTTCAACTGGGTAAACGCAACTGCAGCCTGGACATCATCTGAAGACCTAAACCTTCTAACTGGCAAAGTTTATGAGATTAATGGAACAACTGTTCTATCATCAACAACTCTTGGTTCTGGCGTAGTTAACTCTTCACTTACAAGCGTTGGAACAATTGCTACTGGTACTTGGAATGCAACAACAATTGCTACCAACAAGGGTGGTACTGGTCTTACATCGTTTACTTCTGGTGGTGCTGTTTACGCAACCTCTACTTCGGCTCTAACAACTGGAACTCTTCCTGTTACCGCTGGTGGTACTGGAATCACAGCATTTGGAACTGGAGTTGCTACCGCTCTTGGAGTTAACGTAGGTTCGGCAGGGGCTTTTGTAACATTCAATGGTGCTCTTGGAACACCTTCATCTGGTACTCTAACTAACGCTACAGGACTTCCAGTAGCAACTGGTATTTCTGGTCTAGGAACTAACGTAGCCACTGCTCTTGCAGTCGCAGTTGGCTCTGTAGGTGCTGTCGTTACTAATGGTGGAGCACTTGGCACACCATCAAGCGGTACACTAACAAATGCTACTGGTCTTCCAATTAGCACTGGTGTATCTGGTCTAGGTACAGGTGTTGCAACATTCCTTGGAACTCCTTCAAGTGCAAACCTTCGTGCAGCCTTGTCTGACGAATCAGGTTCGGGTGCTCTAGTATTTGCAGGTGGTGACATCGGTGCAGCAACTGCTACTACTGCTACCGCTGGTAACTCTAGCACACTTGTTGCTACTACAGCATTCGTTGCTAACGCAGTTTCTGCATCTGGAACAAAGAAATATACAGCAACCAACCCATCCCTGACACCTTCATCTGGAATGGTAACATGGACAGTTGCAGCAGCAACTCACGGTATTGGTGCAGTTGGTTCAATAATTCCATCACTAAAAGAAGTATCTTCTGGTTACACAGTAGAACCAGACTTCCACATTAACGACACTACTGGAGAAGTTAGGGTTGAGTGGAACGCTACTTCGACAGTAACTCTTGGAACATACAGACTAACACTTATTGGCTAATCTGCTATAATTGTTAAATGAGAAGTTTTTTATCTGGTGTACAAATACCATCCTTAGCAAGATTAAATGTTGATGGTGAATTCACCCTAGACTCACTTGCTGGAACATCTGGTCAAATACTAACTTCTGCAGGTGCAGGAAATACCCCAACTTGGAATAGCGATATTAGCGTTTCTGGAAATATCACTGCTGGAACAAATTTACGTTCCTCATACTCAGCAGGTGACGAAGGTGGACAGATTTTTCTAAACAAATCTGTAACAAACACAAGCATTATCAGCGGTGTCAACATCGATGTTTATCAAAATAGACTTCGTATTTGGGAAGACGGTGGAACTAACCGTGGAGTCTATATTGACATGACGACCGTAGGTGCAGGAGTCGGGACTAACTTGGTTGGTTCTTCATTTACTGGTGGAACACTTTCAAGCGACCTAATTCTTGCAGCAGGTTCTGGAAGTGTGGAGCCTATAACATTTCAAACAAACTCTGCTACCCCAGCCACAACCTCTGGTGCAATGGATTACGACGGAACCGTTTTTTATGCAACGTCAAAGACCAACCCTGGCAGAGCATTGCTTACACAAAACTACTACTATTTGTCAAGTGCAGATGTCAGCATCGACATGTCAAGTGCTTCGCTACCGCTAAGTCTTCTGACCACAGCCACTACAGGAATAACAGTTCCTGCTGGAACAACCTATGACTATGAGGCAATGTTTGCAATACGAGGAACATTTATTGTGACAAGCCAAACACCAACAATAACAATTAGCAATCTTAGCGGCACGGCAACCGTGGCTCACACAACAATTATTGAAACAGGTAATAATACTACAGGATTTACAACTGCATCAACTCTTGGTACAACTAGAATCACAGCAGGACAGGCACTGACTGCCTTGAGTGCAGGAAGCAGATACTACATAGTGAAAATGCGTGGGGTAATACGAGTAACTGGTTCTGGGACTGCCGAGATTGCTCCTACAATTAGACCAAACACAGGTTCAGCAGATAACGGCTGGCTGGTGCAATCAGGGGCAATGTTTAAACTTACTCCAATTGGAAATGGAACTGTAACAACAGTAGGAACGTGGGCATAATGAATGAAATAAAAGAACTTTTAGAACAATGGAAAGAAAGTGGACTAACAAATCCAGATTCTTTAGAGAAAGCATACCAAGCAATCTTGTTATTGATTGAAGAAGTAGAAAAACTTCAACAGTAGGTTTAAGGTAGTGTTTGACAAATTCTAAAACAGTGGTATACTTGTATCAATCACAGTTTTAGAAAGGTGGAAACACTATGTCAGATTTTTTCTCATTTACCCTACCGAATGATTTTGTCGAAAAGTACAAATCAGTCGAATCACCCTTTGGATTCGTGGATGCAGGTGGCAACGCACTAGGTGAAATTACCTTCGTTCGCACTTACTCACGAGTCAAAGAAGACGGAACCAAAGAACGCTGGTACGAAGTCGTACGCAGAGTTATCGAAGGTATGTACTCTGTCCAGAAAAACCATGCAAAGGAGAACCGTCTCCCATGGAATGACTACAAGGCACAGAAGTCAGCACAAGAAGCATTCGATAGAATGTTCAACCTAAAGTGGACACCACCAGGTCGTGGCATGTGGACTTTTGGTACACCACTCACAATGGAAAAGCGTAATTCTGCTGCTTTGCAGAACTGTGCAATGGTGTCAACTAAGGACTTAGACAAGAATGACCCAGGACAGTTGTTCTCATGGGTTATGGATGCTCTAATGCTCGGTATTGGAGTTGGATTCGACACCCTTGGTAAAGATAAGAACTTCCCAATCTATGCACCATCAGAGCCAGAAGTAACCTACGTTATTCCTGATACTCGTGAAGGCTGGGTAGAGGCAACTCGTTTGCTAATCAACTCATTCCTCCGTGCAGGTCAGAACATTCAGAAGTTTGACTATTCTGAAATTCGTCCAGAAGGTGCTCCAATCAAGGGATTCGGTGGCGTAGCCTCTGGTCCTGCACCGCTAATCAAACTACATGAGCGTATTGCTCACGTTCTAGGTCAGCGTGTTGGAGACAACCTAGACGCTCGTGCCATTGTTGACCTAGTTAACCTTATTGGTACTTGCGTTGTTTCTGGTAACGTTCGTCGTTCTGCTACCCTTGCTTTGGGTGCAGAGGGTGACGAAGACTTCCTAAACCTAAAGAATGCAGAAGCATTCCCAGAGCGTAACTCATATGACCCAGAGAACCCAGGTTGGGCTTGGATGTCAAACAACTCAGTTGCTGCAACTGTAGGTATGGATTACTCAAAGTATGTAGACCGCATTGCAGATAACGGAGAGCCAGGTTTTATCTGGCTAGACGTTGCTCGTAACCACGGTCGTCTTGCAGACGCTCCAGATGGTAAGGACTATCGTGTAATGGGCTTCAACCCATGTGCGGAACAGCCACTAGAATCATACGAACTATGTACTCTAGTTGAGGTTCACCTAAACCGTCACGAGAGCAAGGAAGATTTCCTACGCACTCTAAAGTTTGCCTACTTGTATGGAAAGACTGTTACACTTCTTCCTACACACTGGCAACAGACCAACGGTATCATGCAGCGTAACCGTCGCATTGGTACATCGCTAACAGGCATTGCATCATTTGCTGACGAGCATGGTCTACCAACTGTCCGTACATGGATGGACGAGGGCTACAACAAGATTCGTTTCTATGACCGCAAGTACTCAGAATGGCTATGTGTTCGTGAATCAATTCGTGTAACCACAGTCAAGCCATCTGGTTCTGTATCAATTCTTTCTGGTGCAACACCTGGTGTTCACTGGGGTCCAGGGGGAAAGTTCTACCTAAGAGCAATTCGCTTCGGTAACGGAGACCAGATGCTACACCTATTCCGTGCAGCAGGGTACAAGGTAGAGGCAGACCTAGTGTCAGCAAATACATCAGTTGTATACTTCCCAATTTCATCTGGACACAAGCGAGCAGAAAAGGATGTAACTCTATTTGAAAAGACAGCCCTTGCTGCTACAGCCCAGAAGTACTGGTCAGACAACGGTGTATCAGTAACTCTATCCTTTGACAAGGAAACTGAAAAGCAGCACATTACTTCCGTACTAAACATGTACGAAGGTCAACTAAAGGCTGTATCGTTCCTATCAATGGGTAAGGATGTTTATCCACAGATGCCTTACACAGAGATTACAGAAGACGAATACGACTACTACATTGGTCGCCTTGCAAAGATTGATTTCTCTGCAATTTACGACGGTGTAGAGAATCTAGATGCCATGGGAGAAGCATACTGCACAACAGATGCCTGTGAGATTAAGATTCCAGACAAGAAGTAAAGTGGATGTTGAGATGCCCTGTCTTTAATTAGGCAGGGCATTTTCTTATGTGGTAGAATAGATATCATGGTCAATCCTTCCAATCTTTACGCAGAACGTATATATGCAGAGCACCCAATTTCTTTATGGGCATTAGACGATAATGCAGACTACCTAAGAATGATGAATGACACAAATTTAACCTTAGATTTGGCAACATTAACAAAGTCAAACCTTACAACAGCAGACATCACAACTTTTAGTAGTTATCAGACACCTCCACTTTTTGATAATGAAACAACAGAAATTGAGTTATCAAATTCTGCATTTTCTGGAGGCACAGCAACTGCTTCACTATTTCATACAACAGGAACATCCGTAAACTCCAGCACCAACTCTTTCACTGTTAGTTTTTACTATTATTCTGCAAACCCATACATAACATCAATCAAAGTTGGCTATAAAGTAGGAGGAACAACAATTGCCTCAGAAACATTTACCTTGTCCGATTCACACAATTGGAAATTTATAACAAAAACATTTAGCAATCCCTCTACACAAGTTGTTCAACTTTTTCTAGAGTTTGGCTATACCGAAAATCCAGCACTTTTAGGAACCTTGGACGTTTACAAAATCCTTATTAATGGATTTTCAATGGGGCATTCATCAGAGGAGTTTAACAAAAATTCTGTGGGAATATCCCAATCAGTGTATGCAGCAACAGACCTTGACACAACCATTGATGCTTTTTCTTCTGGAACATATGGCGTTGTTGCAGATGCATATGGGATAAGTTCTACCACTTCTAATGGATATTACTGTGTTCGTTGGAACAGGCTTCTTGCAAAAAATTCTGGTCTTCCAATGGTTTTTGGTTCATCAAACTCAACAATTGTTTACCCAAACCCAACAGAGGCAGACCCATCTATGATTTTTCCAGCACAGGGATTTTTAAATCAAGTAGGGAAGAACAACCTCTACACATTTGAATTCTGGTTAAAAACAAGAGTAGTTAAAAACAATGCTGTTCATAAAATATTTGGTCCAGTATCATCAACAGACGGACTTTACATAAACAAAAACTCTATGGTTCTTAAGATTGGAAACAAGAGCGGTTCGTACTATGTAGGCGAATGGTATAGACCAATGCTAATTGATATCAAGTACAGCCCGACACAAGCATCCTTGATGGTAAATGGAGAAACTGTAGTTGCGTTTTCTTTAGACTCAGCAGACCTAGCCCTTTTCCCAGAAGAAATAATTTCATCAAAGAATGCAAACTGGGTTGGATTTTATGCAAACTCTTCAAAGTCAGTAAACAGTTTAGAACTAGATGGTGTTGCTATCTACCCATACCACGTTGATTCAGCCTTAGCAAAACGCAGATATGTTTTTGGTCAGGGCGTAGAGTTCCCACAAAACGTCAATGTGGCATATAACGGAAAGTCGTTCTTTATTGACTATGCCGCTGCAAACTATTCAAACAATTACAGATACCCTGGAATTAAAAGGTGGGATTCAAAAACAAATGACAACTTTAATACCAATGATGGAACCTTGTCCACCCCAAGCCTATCCTTGCCAACTTTATCCTATTCAGACGGCAAAACATACTCGGACCTGTATTCTCTTCAAACAACAACCGCATACTACAGAATAAATACAACTGGGTACAACGGACACCTTTCTTATGAATCATTAAACATTCTGAATAGTTCTAGTGTAAAAGGATTTATTGTTTCGGCATATCCAGGAGCCTACGTTGTAGGAACAGATAACACAATATTTAAATTGGTCAATAAAAATACTGGGGATTACTTTATTGCAAAGATGGTTCCTTCCACAACAAGCAGTGCAACAATGACTTACGCATATAAAATAGGAGATGCCGCAGAGGCAGTACTTGACGCATCACTAAACTACACCGTAGCAAGCAACTCTGCAACAACGGTTGGAATAGATTTCTCTACAATTTCGCAAAGGTATGCCTCTACGATTGGTTCACTCCTTTCAAACCCAACAAACCTTAAGTTATATATTGGAAATGATGAAAACTTTACAAGTGCCTTTATTGGAAGATTCTATACCATTGGATTTATGACACCAAGAAATTTTGACAAAACAGTTGCTACATACTTTAATTCAAGTGGGGTAATGACAAACACTGGGACTGGAAGAACAGCATCACAAACTCAGGTAATAGTTACCGCACTGTCATATACATATAAACTATCAATGAAAAATCCACTAGGAGATACATCAAAGTATGCATTTGAAATAGGTGCAAGTTCTTATTGGGAAGACTACGTTCCTATTAAAACTTTGTCTAAGACAATAGACTCAGGAGCCTATGACCTGGATTTTGTTCAGTTTAATGTAGATTATCCAGAGCCAATTGCTTTTGTAAATACTGGCGGCATAGATTATTACGATACCTCAACATCAGACGTAAAGACTTATGTAATATTTAGATACTTGTCGGATGGAACTTATGTAGACACGTCTAGTTTTACATCTGTTGGTATGCCAAAGCATGGTGCTCAGATACCAGATTCTTCATGGGCAACCAAAAAATATGAAGTTGTAGATGGCTCTATTGTCTATCCACCAAGCAACCTTGATGTGGGAAAGACTATTAACGACTTGGCTATGGTTGTTTCCGTGGAATCGAACAACTCAACAACCTTGTCAGCACCAACAAAGATTCGCTCAATACAGTTGGCATCAATGACATTTAATGACGTTCAGTCGTATTCTCCAGACTATTCAAGCGGTATTGGAACTAAGTCTGGAGAGCAAATATATCCATATACATATACGATTGCTGGAATAACGAAAACATTTGATTATAAAGAAAAAAATCCTTATAGAATCTACAAACAGACAAGTCCATATCTATATCTAACCAAAGATTCTGGAGTAAGAATTTTGTCAGAATATGACAATGGCGTGTCAGATTCAAGGGGAATATCTATACCAATTAACCTGGGGCTGGTTGCAGACTACAACCTAAGTTCCTTGCAAATGGCTGTAAGGTTTGATGGGGTAACATTTCCAACATCAGAAACTAAAGTCTTTTCTTTAGAGTATGAAACAGACGGAGACCCAGCAGTAATAGATTTCTACATGATTGCAACAACCACTGCGGCAAATAGGGGAAAGATTTATGCCAAAGTAGGTTCTACAGCATTCGAAGATATCTTCTATTTCCTAAATAGCAATGAGGTTGCTAATCCAGTACTTGCTGTAGGAGAGTGGGCAAACATCGGGATTGCTTTTGACCCACTACTTGACTTTGACAACTTTGTTGGAGACCTAAGATTGGTTGGTCCACTTACATTTAACAACATATCTTATTATCAATATACAGGTCTTCAGGACAACACTAAGTATGCAGACCAAAGATGGAACTTTTACGAACACAGCCAGTGGGGAGACTACGACACAGAAAAGACTTGGGGACTGTTCTTAGCCTCTACATATTCTGCGGTATCTGGTGTAAACCCAATTGAAGTTTACAATGTTAGTATTGGTACAAATAAGATTATTGTAGACAATACTGCAGATGAAACAACATTGACGCTATCAGAACGTTCAAAAAAGGTTGTTGGCTCAGTTGAGTGGCAATCTAAAACACTAAAACCTGTATAATGTGGTATACTAGTGGTTATGAATATAGACGTTAATAAAGATTTTGGGCAAGTAATGCCTAACCAGATTGGTAAAACAAAGGTATCAATCGTAGAAGAACCATTTTCCGACTATGGAATTTATGTATGGCAGTTGCGTTCTGGCAAGTTTTTCACAGACGACTCTGGTAATGCCCTCAGCATTGACTCAATGAAAGGTGACGAATCTCGTATTGCTCTGCTCCGTGCAGAAGCATCCTGGAACGGTCAACCAGATGGTCAGGCTGTTTTCTTCCCGAATGTTCGCAAGGTATCCGATGAAGAGTATAGTGAGCAGATTGACCGTATGCAACAGGGATACATCCCTTCAGAAACAGACCTTGGTGCAATGATTGCAGCCAAGAAGACACAACTAGAATTTGGGAATGAAGAGTAATGAGTTACTACGAATACGCAAACACACCTGCTCGCCTAGATGAAGTCCCTCAAGAGGTTGACCTATTCAAAGACCTAGACCCATTCATTAAGTCTTGGGACGACATTAAGTCATTCAATGGCATGAACACTAATTTCAAGCGTAGAAGCACAAGAATGGCTAAGGCTCTTGGAGACGACGCTTACCTAGAATCTGCTGGAGCAATCCAGATGGGTACAGGTGGAGCACGTTCAAACGCTATCAACCCAGGTGTGGTATTCCGTAATGCATACGCATTGTTTGACGTAATTACTCCACCATACAACCTATACGAACTTGCAACATACTACGATACCTCATTCGCTAACCACGCTGCTATTGATGCAAAAGTTGAGAACACTGTTGGTCTTGGTTATGACTTTGCTGTATCGGACAAGACAGGTCTTAAACTTGAGGCTGCTAATGCAGAACAGATGGCTCGTGCTCGTAAGCGTATCGAACGCCTAAAGGTGCAACTCCGTGACTGGCTAGAAGGTCTAAACCAAGACGAGTCATTCTCTTCCGTAATGGAAAAGGTTTACACAGACGTTCACGCAATGGGTAACGGATACATTGAAGTTGGCAGAACAACTACTGGAGAGATTGGCTACATTGGTCACATCCCTGCTGCTACTATGCGTGTACGCAGACTGCGTGACGGATACGTTCAGATTATTGCGAACAAGGTTGTTTACTTCCGTAACTTCGGGGCAAAGAATGTAAACTACATTACTGAAGACCCACGACCTAACGAGATTATCCACATCAAGGAATACTCTCCACTAAACACTTTTTATGGTGTACCAGACGTTATGGCTGCTATGCCATCTCTTCTAGGTGACGCACTTGCATCACAGTACAACATTGATTACTTTAATAATAAGGCTGTGCCACGTTACATCGTAACCCTAAAGGGTGCACAACTTACTCCAGAAGCCGAAGATAAACTGTTCCGCTTCCTACAGACTGGTCTAAAGGGTCAGTCACACCGAACACTGTACATCCCACTTCCTGGAGATACAGAGGGTAACAAGGTTGAGTTCGCCATGAATCCTATTGAGAATGGAATCCAGGAAGGTTCATTCTCTCAATACCGCAAGCAGGTTCGTGACGACATTCTTGTTGCTCACCAAGTTCCACTTTCAAAACTTGGCGGTAGCGATGCATCACAGATTGCAGCATCTCTGTCACAAGACCGCACATTTAAGGAACAGGTTACTCGTCCTGCACAACGTAATCTTGAAAAGATTCTTAACAAGATTATCCGTGAGAAGACAGATGTTCTAGAACTTAAGTTCAATGAACTAACTCTGACAGATGAACTTGCTCAGTCACAGATTATCACTAACTATGTAAAGAACCAAATTATGGCTCCTAACGAGGCTCGTGATATTCTTAACCTTGCAGAACGTCCAGACGGAGATGCAATGATTCAGCCAACTGCTAGACAGGCTGCTGACTCTAATGCCAACAATGCAGGTGACAGAACTCGTGACGATGAACGTCAACAGGCTCAGGCAGATAGCACTGCAACTGCTGCTGGAAGAAATCCTAAAGGGGAAGGACGACGCTCCCAATAAAACTGTGTTATAATAACATTTGTATAACACTTCAGTAAAAGGGGGCTATAATTAGTCTATGAGTATTCAGAAAGCACACTTCGACATTGACGGAAATAACGTCCGTATTTCAATGCCGCTCACAAAAGTAGACGCTGAACGCAGAATCGTTTCTGGCTTTGCCACCCTTGACAACCTAGACCGCCAGAACGACATCGTTACTCCAGAGGCTTCCCTAGAAGCATTCTCAAAGTTCCGTGGCAACATCCGTGAAATGCACCAGCCAAAGGCTGTTGGCAAAATGGTTGCTTTTAAGGAAGACAAGTATTTCGACCCAGAAGAAAAGAAGTTCTACTCTGGCATTTATGTATCTGCATATGTTTCAAAGGGTGCTCAGGATGCATGGGAGAAAGTTCTAGATGGAACATACACTGGTTTCTCAATCGGTGGTAAGATGAACAAGTGGGACGATGCCTACGACGAAAAGATGGATGCAAGTATCCGTATTATTAAAGACTACACTCTTGTAGAATTGTCACTAGTTGACAGCCCAGCCAACCAGTTTGCTAACATCATCTCTGTGGAGAAGGTAGACGGCGTTGACACCATCGTTGGCGAGGGTACAGAAACAATCCTTGAGAATGTGTTCTGGGACAAAGAATCGGGATTAGTAACAATCTCAGAAGAGGAATCTGCAAACAGCCCAGTAACAGGTGCTAGTATGCAGAACATAGGTTTTGTTGAGAAGTCAGATGCTGACAAACTTGACATGATAAAGTTCTTAGTAGATAGTGCTAAAGGCATTAATACTTCTAAGACTATTAAAAAGGAGAATGATAACATGACTGAAAACGAAAACGTTGAATCAGTAGATGTC